CTGCAGGTTGATGCGCACCTCGTGGTACTGGAGAGCGATCAGGGGCAGCGCCAGGCCAGGGTTGCGGCAGAACCAGAACTGCAGGGGCACGTACAGCGTGTACTCGGGCGTGCAGCCCAGGAGCTCGCCAGATGAGTTGGGCTCACCGCCGGCGCAGTCGTTGTCGCAGTCCTCGCCGCCCTGCACGATCAGGTTGGTCAGGTAGGGCACGTTGCCCACCATCTTGGCGTAGCCCGCCTGCTTGCCAGGCTCCTGGGTGAGCTCATTCCAGATGTGGAGCCAGTCACCATAGTGCTTGTCAATGCGCTGGCCACCGATCTGGAGCTCCACCCAGTCAACCAGGTTGTGGCCCACCCAGTTGAGCCAGCGGAACTGCGCGCCAGAGCCGTCGGCGGTCTGGAGCTTCACGGAGGGCAGAGTGGCCTGCAGGTACATGCGGTAGATCAAGTCGCCGTTGCGCTGGATCGTGCAGGTCACCTGGTTGCCGAAGCGAGGGTTGCCGTTGAAGGGGTTCTCAATGGACTCCATCGCGAAGTTCGTGTGGCGACGGTACACCGCCTTGAAAAAAGTAATCTGGGGGTTACCCGTCAGGTACACATCCTGGGCGCCATAAGCCACGAGCTGCATCAGACCACCACCTGTCATTTTGTTATACCCCTAACTTAGAAAAAAAATCTGCCGGAGAGGAGTTCCTACAGTATTCGCAGAAATTTTCGCAGCTGCCTAAAGATAGGTGGGTTGAACTACTCAATGACGGCGCAAACACCTAAAGAGAGTCTATTTACAGAGCTTTTTCACCGGAGGCCAGTGGATCCTGGACTTGTTCGCCAGGTTCTCGGTGCGTTTGAAAAAGAGGTGGTGGCCCTGGCGTTTTATTGGTTGGGACTGGGGAATCGCGCAGGATATACTGCGATTATTACGGAGGTGTTAAAGGGGTGTCCTAGATTAGCCGAGGACATTCTAAGGCGGGTGCCCGTGGATGGAACATGGGTAGATCTGTGGGAACTGTATGGAATATCGGAGGCAGGGGATAAGGCGATTGATTCGGTGGTTCTTGGACAGTTTATGGAAGATCAGGAATCGGAGAAGCCGAGTCAGTTCGTCAGATGGCTTCCTGTGCATCTGAAGAATGCTTTGACGAGGCGTTTTGCTCGGCTTTTCTTTCCATGGACACTGGGTGGTAAGCAGATACGTAGATATCGCGGGGCTGTTTCCTGCCTGAAGCGATTTTGCGCTGCTGGCGTAGCGGCAGCAGTGCCGGGAGAGAGAATATTTTCATCGGCTGTGGCGGACAAACTCCTGGCACCTGTGTTTCTCACAATGGCGAGAAAATATGATACGGAGTACGTAATGTCTGATGATCTTCCGGAAGATACCGTGTTTATGTGTGACTTCAGCGAGTCCATGTGGGGGAGACCTTTGGCTATATCATTGACCCTTGGGATTATGAGTGGTCGTGTGCTGACATTCGATACCGAGCCACGTTGGCACACATTTCGGCCTGGAGATAGTTTGTGTAAAAAGATGGCATCCACTCGTTCCATTGGTACTCATGGGAAAGTAGACTTCCAGAAGGCGTATGAGCTTATTGGTGGTAAGAAGTATCTGGTTATCATCACAGATATGGATTATGAAGATGTGTTTAGTCCAGGGCTTTGTGTAAAAGATGGGTTGATGGTGATACTATGGAATGTGAGCGCCGTGGTGCGTGGTCCCTATGCTGTCCTACGCGAAGAAGGAGTGGCGCAGATGTACGGATGGTCTGATGCTATGTGGGAGATGGTAAAAACAGGCATTCGCGTCATTAGGCCGATGGAGCTTGTTAGCCCTCCACTAGCAAGGGCACCAGCCTCTCCGCAATTCGCTTGACGACGGGCACGGAGACCGCATTGCCGGCGAGCTTGTAGAGATTCGCATCAGATAGAGCAGGCAACACATACGTCTGCGGGAATCCCTGGAAATTGAAACACTCCCTTGGCGTCAGCTTACGAATGCCCTTACTGTCCAGGACAAACGGTACATTGTGCCCACCACCGCCCATATTTGCCGTAAGTGTGGGACACACCTTGCTCTTGTTTTCGCGCACATAGACGCGCCTGTACTGATAAATCGTCAGGGGTTTCGTCACCGCGTCTTTTAGCAAGGGCCAGGCACTGGAGGTCTCCTTGTAATAGTATTTGGCAGGAACCTCGGCCTCTAGCATCTCGGCAATAGGCCTCTTCTCCATCTTGGGGAAATCCAAGTTGAATTTGTCATAGATAGCCTTGGATTTAATACAGACAATGTAAATTCGCTCCCTGTGTTGAGGAATGCCTGTGACGTCTGAGGTATTGAGGACTTTGTGACAAATGTGGTATCCGCGGTTTTCCAGCTCAGTGCGAATGGTCTGGAATGTCTTCTTGTCATCGTGGGTCACGAGATTCTTCACGTTTTCTAGTACTACACAGCGGGGCTGATGATGGTCAATAATTGCGAGAATCTTCCAGAAGACGTTGGAGCGCTCGTCGTTGAAACCCTCTTGATAGCCGGCAATGCTGAACGGCTGACAGGGAAATCCGCCGGTCAGAATATCATGTGGAGGGATATCTTCCACTTTAATGTCATTTAGATTCCCTAGAGTAAGCTTGTGGCCGAAGTTCGCATCATAGGCCTCCTTGGAATGTTTCACCATGTCGTTGGCAAATGACACGGCGACTGCGTTAGAGGCACCGAAGGCCAAACTAAATGCGCCCGTGCCGGCGAAGAGATCCACCATTCTGAGAGGTTGAGGCTCAAGCGTAGCACCAAGTCCAGGAGCAGAAGGCTCTTCCAGAAGCTTGACAAGTTCCTCCTTCTTCTTTCCACTATACCCTTTTACCCCCTTCTGCTTACAAAGCGCAATGAGTTCCTCGCGCGTCTTATCCATATTTCGTGAGACTGTATTTATTTATGGTTTGGGTGGTCAATTTTTATCTGTAGCTTCGTTTACTGCAACGTATACTACAGAACTTGTTGAAAGATGCATTAAAGAATGATATGTGATTCTCACATATACATTATTATCCCAAACCATTGTACCCGTTTGTTTACCTATTATATATATGTAAGCAGAATATAATACAGAAAGAACTCCAAGTCCTATAGTTTTCTTAGATACATTATAATAAAATCCTATGTAAAAGGAGCTTATCAAATAATTCAGTAGGGCCGTTTGGTCTATTATAAGAAATGTTGGATGATGATAATTATGAATTACAAATGATGTGAATGCTAGTAAGAAGCACGTAGAAGCATGATAATTATATCCTTTTTTCAGTGATATATATCCTGGGAAAATGTATAGAGAACCTGTTAATGATAGTAGCCGATCTGGGTTCATATATACGTGGCAACTAAGTATTTTAGACCATTATAAAGGCCGACCTAAACTAGTCCCTGTCCTTGGATTAGAATGAAGGCTACAAGAACAACCTTAGATAATTTACACCATATACAGGTCGGCAATTTACAGAGAGAAAAAGAGGAAGTGGAAAATATGACAATTAAATTAGAAACCCTTAAGAAACGAATAGAAGCGTGTGCGGATGTTGTGGAAAAGACGAAGTTGGAAGATGAGTACGAAGTTCTCAGGAAAAAGCGTGATGATTGGAAAGATAACAAGCCCATGTACGACTATTTTTTTGAGACAGGTGAGATACTTTATAAGTACTACGATCTCCAGGAAAAGATCCAGCAAGGTTCTACGGGTTCTTCCAAGGCTGTGAAAGTAAAGCCAGGAAGTGTATTGGCGGCGTTGAATGAAGGAACTGCCGAACCGTTTGTTCCCCATCAGAGGGGTTTGAAGCAGGAAGAAGGTCGCGAGGTCTTACTGGAAAAATATCTACAAAAGATTGACCCAGAACATGCCAAGTCCACGAACTCTGTAGAAGATCCTTATGGAATCTGCGAGCGCTGTGATAAAGAGATGACATTCAGTATTAACGAAGCCCTCTTTTTCTGTGACCAGTGTGGCTACCAGGAGTTCGTCCTGATAGACAGTGATAAGCCGAGTTACAAGGATCCTCCTCGCGAGGTTACATATTATGCCTATAAGCGTATCAACCATTTCAATGAGTGGCTAGCCCAGTTCCAGGCCAAGGAGAGTACTGAGATTCCTGAGGAGGTCTTTGACGAAATAATGGAGGAGCTAAAGAAGGAGCGGATATCTAGCACGGAAGGATTGAAACCTGCGAAGATTCGTGAGATTCTCAAGAAACTCAAGCATACGAATTTTTACGAGCATGTGCCTTATATTTTGAATCGTATAAATGGAAAAACTGCTCCCGTCATGTCGCGCGAAGTGGAGGAGAAGTTGCGGTTCATGTTCAAGGAGATCCAGAGTTCGTTCGTCAAGCACTGCCCAAAGAATCGGAGCAACTTCTTGTCTTATTCGTACGTGTTGTACAAGTTCTGCGAATTGCTGGAGCTCGATGATTATTTACAGTGCTTTCCTTTGTTGAAAAACCGCGATAAGCTATACAACCAGGATAAGATTTGGGGACTGATATGTGCGGATTTGCAGTGGCAGTATATTAGGTCTATTTAGGCTTGTCATCTAAGACCAGTCAATGACAATATATTCCTTATGTACTGCCCGCTGTGTATCAATAAATGGGCGAAGTTTATCGTCCAAGTTTGAAATATCATATTCTTTTCCATCCCTTCCCAATGCCATTGATAGTTTCTTATATTCCACTGAGCATTCTGGAAATAGAATGCGGAGGCGAGTTAGAATCTCATCCATATTTGCTACAATATATTCTTTGGTAATTTGGTAATTCAGCCCACTATGAGTTAGAATGGAAGGGACGTGGACACTGGAATAATTATTTCCAAGGAGAAAGAGATTACATGTTGTATTATCGTTTACTTCTGCAAAGCGAACAGTATTTGTATAAATATCTTTCACAATTGTTTCTAATTTACGCTGATGTCCCTCTTCATCCTTCTGTGACTTCAAGGAACGCATATTTTCGCGCGAGAAAGGTTCAAGGGGCATTTTATATGGCGAGACTATTTCAAATTAGGTTTTCAGATTTCAATTTTATAATCCCATAAAAAATTGACCCTGCCCGCCCGACAAACAAACAAGTCCTTATCATGCCCTCCCTCACCATCATTATGGGCCCTATGTTCGCAGGGAAATCCTCGGCCGTCATTGCAAAGGTGCGACGTGCCGAAGTTCTCGGTTGGAAAACATTTGTGATTACGTCATCGGCTGACACGCGTTACTCCGAGGAATCCAAAATCATGACGCACGACCGAGCATCCATGGACGCCACTGGGGTGAATGTGTTAAAGGGATTGGAGCAACGGGCCGAGTATGCCCAGGCACGCTTAGTAGTGATTGAGGAAGGTCAGTTCTTCACGGATTTGTATGACTTTGTTATGCGAGCAGTGGAGGAGGACGGGAAAGACGTGGTGGTTGTTGGGCTCGATGGCGATTCCGATCGGAAGCCTTTCGGAGACATTCTTCGCCTTGTACCTCTCGCCGACGAAGTCCAGCGTCTCACATCCTTGTGTAAAAGGTGTGGTGATGGTACAGCGGGACTATTCTCGGCACTCGTGCGCGGTTCCAAAGGCGGTGAGCAGGTCTTTGTGGGTGGCTCGGATTCGTATGAGGCGATGTGCCGGAAGCATTATATGGAAAACTCATTGCGTGCGTGATATTCACTAGCGCAAGGTGTTTTATTAAAAAGGTTTTTGTATTTAGCGCATGGGGAATCCCACCAGGTTGGCGCCAATGCCGAAGCCCGCGCCCTGGCGCGCCGTCACGCCGATGGAGGGCGAGAAGATGTCCAGAACCGCGAACACCGCGGCGGCCATGATAGTCACCGTGAGGATCTCATCCATGGGCAGTTGCTTACGAGGAATGAACACAAGGGCCAGGGCCACGGCAATGCCCTCCACTACATACTTCACAATGCGGGTCAGAAGGTCGTTTACGTCCATCTTGTCTATATTCGTTCCATAGATTTTTTTCCCGGGATGGAAGGTCTAAACAGAGTGGCACATACACTTTCAGAAATGTCTGGAGCTCCTACTTCTCTGAACCGCAATGAACCCGAGGAGGACTTCCTGAGTGAGGATCCGGAGATCAGTAGCCAGAAGGTTGTGCTTCTGAGTTTCCTCAGTCCGGAGAAGGTTTTGGCGAACAAGGACGTCTTCTTCTTCCGCAACTTTGTGCAGAACTATGCGCTGGAGTGGCGTACGAAGAAGCTGGAGGTGTGGCTGGCTGAGCAGGTGAGTGCCATCAACACCAAGCTGGAGACGCTTGCCGGTAACCTGGATAAGGCGCCTGCGGCAGAGGCAGAGGCAGCAGAGGCCACTCCCGCTCCTGATGCGGAGTCAGTAAAGCCGGCCGACGAGATTCGCAAGAATCTTCTGCGTGTCGATGTGCTCGTAGAGGAGTTCCAGCAGTACGTGCGCAAGAATATGCGCGAGCTGGCCGATTCCAAGATTCAGGAGGAGTTCGAGAACTTCCTGTTTACTCATGGTTCGAAGCTAGAGGAGGAGTTCTTCGCGAAGAACGAGTTCCGCACCACCATGCGCGGTATCAAGGTGCGCGGGGTATTCTCGTCGGAGGCCGAGGCCGCGGTGCGCGCCAAGCGCCTCCAGAAGGCCGACCCCTCTTTCAACATTTACCAGGGTTATGTCGGTAAGTGGATGGCCTGGGAGCCTGACGCAAACAAGGTCGGCAATCAGGAATACGCGAACGAGGAGCTGAACACCCTCATGAAGAAGTACCGGGAGAACGAGGAGAGTCGCGAAGTCTTTTACAACGAGCAAAAGAAGTCGCGCATGGGGAATTCGAAGACGCGCGCAGCCGCCGATGTGGCTCCTGAGGCCACTCTAACACCGACTGTTGAGGCCTCTGCCGCCGCCTCAGGCGGCAGTAGCTACGACGGCCTCTTTTCTGGCCCCGCCGATCTGGCGATTCAGCGCAAGATTGAGCGCATGGATTAGAATGCCTAGAAGTTGCCGGTAGGAACCGCATCTGGATAGCGTGTACCAATACGAAGGCACGTGTTCGGCTCCTTCGCGCAAAAATGGCCCTCGCCACAAACAGGATTACACGTAGCCGGGTAATTCGGATTTACGAAACCCTGAAGGCTAGAAGTTCCCTTTAGAATCGGTAAAAGGGCCAGCAATACAACCAGTAAGAGCAGTACATACCATGTGCCGGTCTTTATGGTTAACTTCGCCATCTTTCTAACTAGACCCCTCTAAAAATACGGCAGGGGTGACAGGACACCTTGAGGAGCAAGAGGGACAGGCTCTTTATCATATGCAGCCTTCGGCTCTGTCTTCGCACAGAAACCATTAATACACTTCAGACCAGCACCGCACGGCTCCAGATCCACTCCACAGCGCGCAGAGCCACCGCTCGCAAATCCCTCGCAAATGGGTTTACCCAGAATAACTAGCAATAGCCCAAGGACAAACATAAGAAGGAGGACCCGGCAAATGTCTTTCATTTCGTTTGTGAGCGCCATTCTAAGAAGTATCAATCTTATTGCATCGGATATTTTTTCACCTGTATCATCGGCCCCTTCAACCGTTTCGCAGCCGTAGCGTCGTATTCATTCCCCTCCTCGCCATCCTTCTCCTTATAATTCGCCATCGCATGATTCCAGAACTCCTGGGCGCCTATGCGGAACTCGCCGTGCATCTCGGCCTTGTACCAAAACACCGTATCTTCCAGCTTATTGGACTGCGAGTTGTTGTTCATCACAATACACTCATAGTTCTGCGTACACTGGTCCATGACCTGGCAGAAGAACTCAAAGCTCGGAAACGCACTGCCGAAGTTCTCAAAAATACGTTTGCGATTTGTCACGTAGGGCTCTCGGAGGATGAAACAATAGTCCACATTCGTGCGCAACATTGG